CGGTACGCACCGAAGCCACTCGGGAGGGTCGCCTGGGTCCACGTTCCGGCCGGCGTGCGCTCCCATATCTGGCCGGTGTTGAGGGCGACGTACAAGCTCTTGGTCGCGCCAGAAAACCCTCCCTGATAGACCACGGCGTCGACCGGCACCGAACCAGCGAAGTCCTTGTCCGCCACCTGCCCTGCGTTCGTGTCGGCGGTGCGCCTGAAGACCTTCGTGCCCGACAGGACGAACTGGGTCAGGGTCAGGCCAGCAGTGTCGTAACCGTCGATGATCCGCCAGACCTGGCCGCCCGGCGCGGGGCTAGGCATGATCGGGTGCAGCAGCGGACCCTTGCCGACCAGGCCGCCGTCGATCTGGATGTCCTCGCCCCAGTAGTAGCGCGGGTCGGTGAAGCTCGACTGGACACGCTCACCGTAGCCGCCGGTGGGTTTGGCCGCGAAGGTGCGCTCACGGTAGATCGGCGCCGAGCCGTACTCCTGGACACTGGGCACCACCCCGTCCAGGGCCTGCTGCTTCTTGCCGACCATCAGACCATTGGCATCGGCGACCAACATCAGGCCCATGCGCGCACTCGGATCGGCCAGGATGGACCCCAGGCGCACCTGGTACGGCCACGGACGGCGGCGGCTGCTCAGGACGCTCACGCGGGCGCGACAACCTCTACAGGGGGATGCACCACCCCGTTGGATGGGGCCGCTTCAAGCTCGGCCACGCGCTCCTGCAAACGGACGATCTGGCCGCGCAGGAAGGCAAGCTCCACGGTGGCCTGGCCCAGAAGCTGAATCAGGTCGGCCTGGTTGTAGGGCGACTGCTCGGACATCAGAACAGCCCAGTCAGCCTGTCAATGAAGGTCATATCCACTGCCTGAAGCGAGGCATCCAGGCCACTGATGGCGCTCTTGATGAGCGTCTCCTGATCGGTGTCGAAAAAGTACGGGGCGACCTTCAGGTCGGTGGCCGCCAGGAACTCCTGATCGTGGTGGATGCGCTCCATGAGCGCCGTGTACTCGCGGAGGTGCAGCCCGACCTGGCTGTTGACCTCATACGCACTGGACGGGGCCAGACCTACGGTGACGGGAGTTGCTGGGGGCATGGTCATTGGTTGTGCTCCTTGGGTTCAGCCGACCCTGACGGCGCGGATGTAGGTGGCGGGGCCAGAGCCGTAGTTCACGTCCACGGCGTAAGCGGTGGCCGAAGCGTGCGAGCAGTAGGCGCTCAGTTGGAATCTGTCAGTGCCGGTGCCGGTCGCCGTGTAGATGGCTCGCCCGAACAAGCAGGTGATGCCGTTCGAGCCGCCATAGTTGAGCGAGTTGGTGTGACTGGCTGCCGACAGGCCCAGACCGGCCGCATTCAGAAGGTCCGCCGCGATAACCGCTCCGCTGGTTGGGCTGCCTACGTCGCATGCCCAGAACACATCCCACTTCGAGTTAGCGGGCAGGTTTGGCGAGTTGAGAACGACAACCGAGGTGCCTGCCGTGAGGCCCGTGTTCGACGCCAGTGCTGCGTCGATGGTGCTCAGGTTGGCGATGACCGCGCCGCCCGCCTGCGGCGCAAGGGTGATGTTCTTTGCACTGAGGAACAGGTCTTTGTAGGCCCCGGCAGCCCGGTCGTATGACTGGAGGTAGCCGATACCGCTGAGGTACTGAAGTTCAAGCCCCTGGCCTCCCGCAGGGATGATGTTCTGAGTGGCGCGCAGGGCACCCGTGTCTGCCAGGCCAGCCAGGAACAGGTTGCGCGGCCTGGTCGCCCCGCTCGCGCCGATGTCGTAGAGGTTGTCGCTCTGAAAGGTGAGCGGCCCGGCAACCACCACAGAACTGCCCGCGCCCGAGGTCAGGGTGATCTTTGCACCGAACAGGCTCAGGTCTTTGTACGCGGCGGCAGTACGGTCGTACGAAACGGCCGTTGATTCTCCGGTGCTGCTGTTGTACTGAAGCTCCAGGCCGCCCCCGGTCCATCCAGACGCGAAATTGGCACTGGTTTTTGCCCTGAGCGCGCCGGTGTCGGCAACCCCCGCCAGGTACAGGTTGCGCGGGCGACTGGCCCCCGAGGCGCCGATGTCATAGGTGTTGTCGGTTGCCGCGACGAAGTGTCCAGCAGTGGTGAGCGTCCAGCGGTCAACGTTGTTGCTGAACAGCGTCAGGGTGGTTGCGGAGTACGTCCCGACCCGCAGGTTCCCGGCGGAGCCACCGATGTTGTACGAGTCAATGGTGAGCGATGGTCCCACTAGCAGCGACGTTGCCGCGTAGACGGTGCGCGGCCGATTGGCTCCGCTCGCGCCGATGTCGTAGGTGTTGTCGGGGTTGAAGAGCGAGTTGCCCGATGCGGTGATGCCGCCGAGTGACGTCAGGTAGTTGGCAATCAGGTTGCCGTAGACGTTCACGCCTGGGTTGAGGCCGACGAAGCCGCCGTCGTTGAACATGCCCACCGTGGTGGCCGAGGCGAACGAGAACTGCGGCGTGCTCTGCGTACCGTTCGGTGCCAGCAGTGGGTAGGTCACCACGGCAGTGCCTGGCGGCCCCTGCGGCCCGGTCGGGCGGATAGGCCCCTGCGCGCCTGGGGGACCAGTCAGGCCCTGCGGGCCCTGCGTTCCAGCCGGTCCCGTAGCGCCCTGTGGCCCCTGCGCGCCGGCGGGACCGGTAAGGCCTGTGGGACCGATTGGACCTTGCGGCCCCTGTGGGCCGACCGGACCCTGCTGGCCGACCACGTAGCCCATCGAGGTCCACGTGTAGACCGGCGTGGTGGAGTCCAACCGAAAGTACTGACCGCTGACGGAGTTGAACCACAGCGTGCCGACGATGTCGCCGGTCACATCGCCCACCGCGGGGTCGCGCTGGTAGACCTTCCAGCCTGGACCAGTCAGACCGATGGGGCCGACCGGACCCTGCGGTCCGATTGGACCAACCGGACCTACTGGTCCCATCGGTCCCTGTGGCCCCGGAGGTCCGGGTGGCCCCTGCGACCAGGTCGGTGGCTGGGGGTAACCCGGCGTCAGGTTCTGATTGATGCGGACCGGGTCGATCAATTGGGAGCGCCTAGGCATTGGTCCACGTCGCATCGCGCCTCAGGCGAAAGACCTCGTTGAAGCCAACCTTGTTGGGCCTGGTCGGACCGAAGATGAGAGCCTGACGGGTGAACTCCTGGGCGGCCATGGCCTGGCTAGCCTGGAAACCGCCAGCAGCGGCTGCCTGCATGTGAGACGGGAAGAGATGCCAGGCCTCGATGTGGCTAGCCGCGGCGGCATACGCCATGTCCACGTCGAGCGTGTCGGTGTCGGCGACAGGCCCCGTGGTCGAGTCGGCGCCGTTGACCCAGGCCGAGTGGGGATGCCAGGCCGTCAGCCAGCAACTGATCGGCGACATGACCCCGTACATGCCGCTGAGAACGACGTGACCGCCCTGTTGGGACACCTCGAAGGGGGCATCGCCCTCGGGGGCCGTCCAGCCGTACTGAACACGGGCAATCTGCCATGGACCAGTGACCCAGGGCAGTTGCGCGGTCACATCGATTCCCCCATAGGGGCCGGTTGGGTCGATGCCGACGGTATCCGCGAAGAAGCACCGCGCCAGGCCGGCCAGGACGGCCGGCTTGAGTTCCTGCTCAGGGTGCAGATGAATGAAGTCGGCGACCTCGCTGGGCGCCATCGGCGTACCCCAGTTGGCGTCGACCACCACGCGGCCGGTCGCCGAATCGAAGCTCAGCACACCGCGGACTCGGTCGTTGAGGTTGGTCGCGGCGCGGCGCACCAGGAACAGGTTCTCGGGGCCGCCGAGGATGGCTGATGACTTGAGCGTCGGCATGATCGCCGAGGTGGCCGTCGAGGTGGTCGGCGTGGTGGCTTCCTGGGCGGCCTGGAAGAACGGCCCAGTCCGACGGGCGACAGCCTGCTGGAGCTGAGCGTAGGTGATCACGGTGCCTTGAACGGCTCCGCGTTAGACGAACCGATGTTGGCGACTGGCAGCCCGCTGGCATCGATGATCTCGACGATGCCGCGTATACGCAGCGCCATCATGTACTCGTAGTCGGTCTCGTCAAAATCCGTCTCATGCCCGGGGCCGTAGACGATGCCTTCCTGGCCGGGCCGCGGATCGTATGCGGGCGCGAGAAAGCGACAGCGAGCCATCTATTTCTTGCCTTTCCTGGACTTCGGCTCATCGTCGTCGTCGTCCGCCTGCGGCCCAGGTGTCTGACCGCCGGGGGTACCGGCCACGTCATCGCGGGTAGTGACATCGCTGTAGTGGCCGTGCTCGGCAGCTTTAGCAGATGCCTCCTCGTCGGCGACCAGGCTGACCTTGCCGGCGGCGCGCCAGACCTGCGCCTGTTCGTCGCTGACATCCACCACCTGGCCTAGGCCGACTGGCCCATCCGGGCCATCCTCGAGCGGAACGAGTGCACGTACTTGCGGGCTCATTTCTTGCCCCCTTTCGATTTGCGTGCAGGGAGCTTCTTCTCATCGACGCCTTTGAGCTTCTGCTGGGCTTCCTTGGGGTCGAAGCCAGGAATCTGGCCTCCGGCTGCGGCTCCAAAGAAGCGTGCCTGCGCCTTGCTGACGGGCTTTTTGTAGGGTTTGCCGCCGGGCATCACTTCTTACCGATCGATGGAAACTTGCGGTGGACAGCGGCCTTGACCTGCTTCTTTTCAGACGGGCTGCCGTGCTGCTCAACGCGCGCCAGGGCGTTCTGGGCGTGGCTCTTATCCGGGATCGGATAGCTGCCCGGCCCCGGAGCCTTGGACGGAATGGCGAACTGTGAGGGCTTGAGTGACTGGCGCTTGTTGGACGAGAGTTTCGCCATGCCGCCTCCTAGCTGGTCCTGAAGGTGAAGTCCACCGACAGCGTGGTGTAGCCGTTGCAGGTCACCGAAATGCGGTAGTGGTAGGTCGTCGCGGTGGTCAGGCCGGTCAGGTTCACGGCAATGGCGCCAGAACCGCTGGCCGGCGTGGCCGCCTGTGACGACCCGTATGCGGTGGTGGTGCCGTAATCCGCTTTCATTCCAGTGCACGCCTGGTCGACGACGAAGGTGATGGTGGCCGTCGTCGCCGCAATGGCCGTGACGTTCACCTGGCGGACAGGCACGCCCATCAGGGCTGCCTTGCCCTGCGCAATCAGCGCCCGAACGAAGTTCTCGTCGGTCAGATCCGCCTGGTGACCCACACCGTAATACGTCGTCGGCGTGACGGAGTCTTGCGCTCCGGCCAGGAAGATGACGCGGCTCACGCCCTAGCCCTCACCGCCGGTAGCAGCCTTCTGTTGCAGCACTGAGAATGGATAGCGGCTGGCGGTCGTCGCCTGTTGGCGGTTGACTGGGTTGGGCACAGCCCACGCGAAGCGGGCGATCACCCTGAGCGCCACCATGTCCTGCTGGAGCAGGTTGAACTGGATCACCGGCGGCGAGCCATTGTCCGTGATAACGCCGGTGTCAAACATTTCCATGTTGATGTCTTCACGGATGGCCAGCATCGACTGGTTCCAGTCACCCATGATCATCGAATAGCCCGTGGCGCCGGTCCCGAACTCCACCAGGCCCGCGTTGTTGAAGACAATCTTCTCGCCGAACAGCGTGCCGATCTGGGCTGAGGCCTGCGGCCCGTTGTCGTCGCCGTACAGGATGAAGCCATTGGTCGTGGTCCGCATGCCGCGCAGCTTGGCCTTGACTTGCTTCCTGGCCCAGAAGCCCGATACGTCGTAACCGTCGGCTTCAACCAGACCCATGGCCGCGCTGACGTCGCCCAGGTAGTCCTGGCCCGCGGTGGCGCCGACGACGAGCAGGTTGCCCGCGGAGTTGGCGGCGGTGACGATGGCCGGCGGGAATGTGGTCGGCGCACCGTTGCCGAAAAAGATCGCTTCGTCTAAGGCCACGCCAAAGGCTTCGGTAATTTTGGGCTTGACCTGCGTCCAGAAGTCGTAGTCGAGGTCGTCGAGCAACGTTTTGGCGATGGGCACGATCACCGCCATTTCCTCCGCGTTCAGGTACACGTTGTCCCACTGGAGGCTGGTGGTCTGCTTCATGCCGCGATCACGGGCATCCAGCGACGCACCCGTCAGCCAGTACGCGGTGGGCAACTGCGTCAGCACCGGGACGCGCTGTTGCGCGCGCTTCATGGTCACGTGCGGCATGAGCTGCAGCGCAGCGGACTTCTCTTCGATGGACTGGCGGATCTCCCGAGAAACGTCCTCGGGGATAAGCGGGCTGACACCTGGAGTGGTACGCCCGGCGACACTGTTGTACGGCACCTACATAGACCTCGATGTTCGACTGCGCAGTTGATCGCGCAGGAGGTTGGAGACTGATTGGTCGGCCGGGCTTCCGCCGACGCCCGAGATCATCTCGGGTTCGCGGACTCCGTTACGACGCATTTCATTGAGCAGTTGCTTGCGGAAGGCGGGGTTCCTGCGGAGCCGGTCCTCGGCATCCTTGGCCCCCTCAGCCTTCCAGGCTTTCTCGAGGGCCTTGAGTCCCTCGGTGACGATCAGCTTGCGTCCATCCAGGCCTTGACCGGCGCCCTCCATCTGGAGGATGCGCGAGCGCTCGGCTTCGGGGAGCGCCTCGACGATTGGATCGATGGAGTACTTGTCGTGCTCGCGGCTGACGTTACTGAAGAAATCGGTGACTTGCGAATTAGCCGCCTGCTCGATCTCCGCCTTGCGCTCTTCCTCGGCGTACTGCCAGGGGTTCTCGTCGCGGAGCTTGCGCCTGCGCTCGCTCCTTGCTTGCTCGATGCGTTTCGACTCGCGTCGATCTGCCTCGGCCTGGATTCGCCTATCGAACTCCTCCTGCGTCAGCGTGATCGCGCTGGACGTTTCGGTCGGCGCTAGTGCGTCCTGGACTTCGGGCTCCGGGCTCCCTCGGCCAAGCAATCGGTCAAACCAACTGCGGCCTGTGGAAGCCTGAGTGCCTTGTTCAGAACGCTCCTCTGGCGCCGCCGCCGCATCCGCGGATGGCTCTACGGGAGAAGGAGTTTCTGGTTGTGGCTGCATCGTAAGTCCTCGCTAGCTAGCTGGCAATCAGCCGCCGTACTGATAGGTGCCGAAATTCACGCCGGTGCCCTGGCCCCACGGATTGGTGAGTGGTGCCAGCATGGGCAAGATGGTGCTCTGGCCGCCGACTGGAGTGGATCCAGGCATCGCCTGGAGGTTCATGCCGGGGATCGTCTGCTGGGTGAAGCCCTGGCCGGTGGCGTCCGTTGCTGGTGGAACGCCTGCAACTGGCGCCGGCGGACCACCGCCGGTC